GCCGGACAGTATCCAGCGCGTCGGGATGCTTACGCAGCGTCTACCTTGACGTGCTTGCGGTAGAACTCAGAACCAACGGTTGCCATCAACACGCTGCCGATCTGGGGATCGGGCACATAAGATGTGATGACCGCGAGGCGGTAGTAAACATCACCATTGAGAAGCGTAAATTCCAACGCCACGTTGGACGATGCGCCATCGGCATCGGCGGCGGTTTCAAGGACCGTCTGCCCCGCATCGGCAGGATCATAACCAAACGACATATCGCCCGCGCCCGCGCGCATGATGTCAGCGAATTTCTCTTCCTCGCCGGTGGTGAGGTTGTCAAAAGTAGCAACGTCTTTCGTTCCTGTCATGGGCGCGGCGGTGGAAAGCTTACCGCAAGCGGTGAACGTCAGGGCCGCAAAGCCCACGCTGTCATGGGTGGCAGGCAGACCGGCGGAAACGCCGACGCTTACGCCAACTGAGGATTGTAGAGCCATGTGAGTGGCCTCCTTATACTGATTGGGATTGATCCCGGCCTAACCCCATTCAGGGAAGCGACCCGCCGGGGAGGCCGCTATGTCAGGACGGCGTGAGGCCGTCGCGAAACTCGACCAGCACTTCACCGTCTGCTTCTGTGCTGTCATGGACAGTGCCAGAATAGATCGTGCCGTTGTCCATTTTGAGATTGATCTTGCTGCCCTTGGCGGGAGCCTTCGTGCTCGCATAAAGAGCCGCCGGGTAACGCTGGTCGCCGCGCGGCATTCGGATAAGGCGCGCGCCTGTAATCAATTCCAGCTTTTCCGGCACCGGTTCGTCTTTCTCGATGACCGGCTCTGGTGGCTTATCTTTGTGCACGGGCTTGATGTTTTTCGTACCGAGGATTTTCATGGCTCAGTCCTTTACGATCTGGTCAGCGTGGCAATGATGCCGGTGCCGCCTGTGAGAGCGATTGTGCCTTGGAGATACTGCGCGATTGAGTCCAGCGGGATTGTCACAGCGGCACCAGCGGCGATTGATCCGACCGCATATCCTGCGGAAACATCCACATTGCCCACGCCAGAAACGCCGACAGTCGTACCGCCCGCGCCGTCGATGACAGGGGTCAACGCCCCTGCAGTAGCATTGCGCAGAGACAGGATCATATTGACATGCGGAGCGAACGCGAAAGTGTCCGATGAGCTTAGAGTGGTCATCGCAAGTGTGCGCTTACCGCTGCCGGTCATCAGTGTGGGTGTGATCGTAGCCATGCTGTTTCCTTTTATGTGTTTCTGGCGCTGTATGAGATCGTCAGGGGAACGCGCCAGTTCGCGTTATCGCGATACCCCGGAGCGATATTAGCGGGCTGTTCGATTGTTATGACGCCCCCTGTAATTGGGAGAATAAGCGTCTGATAGAAAATATCTGCTACAGCGTCTGCATAGTCATTGGCTGCATCCTCGCCAGTGCCAAACTCAACCACGATGACGACGCCCAGCATGCCAGACTCTTCGACCACATCAGCCGATAGGAATTGTCCGGTACGGCTCTGCGTTGGAAAAAGAACCTCGAAATATGGGCGGACCATCGCGCTTTGCGGTTCAATGGCTGGCCATGTGCCCGAAAGCCCGGTGCCGCCCTGTGCCAGCCGCGCCTTGAGGGCTTTGTTAATGTCGCTGCGCTTCATTTGATCGTCGCCTTTGCTTTTATGACAGCACCCGGCACCCACTTGGTTTTCCAGCCATTTGCCGCGACATCGATCCAGAAAGTCCCGGGGACGCCATTGGCCCCATAGTGGACTGCGCGCGCATATGGTGCCGCATTGCCACCCCATGCAAACTGCGCCACGTCGCCAGCATCCATTTGCCCTGCCACCAGCATCCAGCTTTTCTCGCCGCTCAGTGATGTGCTGCCGTAGATGCTGGATTGGAGTGATCTGGCAAGTGCGCTCAGGTCACGCGGGATTGTGCCTTTAACCCGGCTGCCCCCGCGATTGATGCCCGGCACGATTTTAATACTGTTCAGCATGTCGTTTGTCGCTTGGCTGACAACAGCGTTGGCAATCTTTTCGACCTTGGCGGCCCATGCAGGGAGTGTGGCAAAACTGTATGTTGTCACATCGCCGCCCGCGCGCGCGCCAGTTCTTCCGGCGATAGGCGCTCTTTCAGGCCTTTGATGAAGTCCACATTCGGCCTCAGCACACAACGGCAGTTCACGACCTCTGCTGCAGGTGCCGACTGATCCCCCGGATACATCATCGCATACCCACCGATATTGAATGCCTCGCCTTGCTGGCGTATTTGCCCGTCGGCTGCGCGGTGGCTGTCGCGAGTGAATTTATCGGAGCTTGCGTCCCATTTGTTTGTGATGGCGTCCGAATTAACCTGCCCGCTGTCCACCATCTGTTGCAGTCCCTCGGCCTGCGCGGCGTGCAGACTGCCCAGCAATTCGGTGCGCGCAATAGCCTCACTGCGTAGCTTTTGCAGCCGTCCGGTGTAGCGCGCCGTGATGCGCGCAATGTCCGCCTCAGATACCGGTTTGCCCGCTTTGATTGCCCGGCGCACTAGCCCGTCAAATCGACGGTCGCGCAGCTTGCGGGTGAAATAGCTGTTGTCCAGATTGCGCAGATCGTCGCCCATATTCCGCACCCACGCGGCTTTTTGCCCGTCCAGCCCGACAATGCCGCCAGTCCGCACGCCGCCGGGGCCAACGCGCCCAACCAGATTCAGCGCCGCAGACCGTGGCGACGTGCCGCGTGTGATAGCGTCTGTCAGGGCCTCGCGCACCGCCTCGCGGGTGCTTTCGGCAATCTCCACGATCTTATCGCTCGACCACTGGCGCAGGATGCCCTCAGCCCGAAAGTTGCGGCTGTCGAACATGCCCGTGACCTTTACGCCCTGCCGTGCACCCGCTGCTTTCACCCCCGCAATGGCAAAGTCGCCGCCCGCGATGTGTGCAGCCCTCAGCGCCTCATCCAGAGGGCGGAAATAGCTTGCGTCAAGCCCGATAGCGCCCAGTGCGACATCCACGTTGCCAGAGGCGATTGCGGCCTCTAGCGCTGCCATTTGCACGTCGCTGCGAATGTTGGCCAGCGCCTGCTGGAATGCCTTGCGGATACTTGGCTCAAATTCGTCCAGTAGGTCCAGCAATGTCTTGCGCTTGCGTGCCATGCTGCCCCCACGTCAAAAGGCCCCACGAATGGGGCGCTGCGGTTAAGTTGTCAGTTGGTTACGGGTGCCGTTTGGCCGCGTAGAACGCGATCAGCCATATCAGCGCCATCATCGCACCTTGCTCAAATGCCGCGCGCTCTAGGGCTGCGCAGGCTTCGGGGTGGTCGTCGTATATTGTCCGCGTCACGCCCTCGCCCATATCTTATACATCAGATCAGTGCCGCCCGGATTAAGCGGCGTCACCCCATATACCTGATAATCAACGCCCTGCACAGTGATCTTGTCTGATACTGCCGGAACCACATCTCCCACGCTGGCCGTGATCTTGGTATCGGTCGCCGCAATCGCAGTGTCCGCCCGCTCGCGGGCATCGAAGCTTCCGAGAATGACAGTGAAGCTATGCAGTGTGTCAGGCCCATATACGGGCGCATAGTCGGGGCCGGTTTGCGCGCCTTTGCGCTTGATAGTGCCGCTCAGCGGCCCGCTGCCGACCGCTGTGCCAGCCTCGGCCAGTGCCTCTGCAATCTCAGCGGCAATGTTGGTTCCGTTGCTCATACCACAAATATCCCTGCATCATAGGTGCGCCCACCGATGAACAGCGCGTCAATGGCTGGCGAGGTGGGCAACTGAGCGTCTGCGCCACTGACGCCCCCGACGATCTGCCATTTGATATCGCCAACGCCGACCAGAACCTTAGCGGAGGCCGCCGTGAATGTCTTGGCCCAGAAGCCCGGCGCGGCAATGTCATATCCTGCCGCGATGTAGGTTGCCTCGATCACGTTGGCGTCGGTCGCCTCAAGACCCAGTCGAAGGACATACCGTGTCCGGATATAGTCGCTGGCCCGCTGCAGAGCTTGTACGGAGGGAACGTCATCAGCTACGACGCTCCCTCGCAGTGCTGCATAAGCAATCCAGTCAGTGACTGTTCCGTACATTGGCATCGGTTAGTCTTTCTTGGGGGCGGCTGGGGCCGCGGGGGCTGCCTTTTGGGGGGCAGGGGCAGGGGCCGGCTCTTTAGGCGCTGGGGCCGCCGTGTTTTTAGGTTCTGGGGTGGATTCTGGCTCCTTGGCGCCCTCCCCAATGTCGTCGGCACCGGGACCTTTGAAAACGAGGCCAGCTTTAACGTAGCGATCACCCTCCTCGTCCGTGAAGTTGACGTCGATCTTGGCTTTATCGCCGGGCTTGACGATGGTGTGGCCGCCCGCAATGCGGACAGCCTTTGTTTTATTGGTTGGGTTATGGACGGTCACCTTGGTCATGTCCGCGTCCCCTTACGCAGCACGCGAGGCTGCTGGCACATGTACAGGGGGTACGAGTAGATCTCACCCTTCGTCCACATATTCCGCTCACGGTCGGGAATGTTCATCGCATAGACAGGCTGACCAGCCGTGCCAATAAAGCCCAAGGATTCCAGCGGCGAGTAGGCCACTTGGAAAACGTCGCGCGCCCCCACGGGGAAGAACTTCGCCTCGTCGGTCGGAACTGCGACCAGAGAGTTGTCGTCCGTGCCACGATAGTTGTGGAAGGTGATTCCACCGATCGTGACGCTGTCGAACACTTGGCTTTGCGTGTTCTGCAGCGACTGGGCCAACTGCTGGTTGAGGTAAAACTTCTCAACGTTGGGATGGGATACCAGTGCGTCGTAGAACGCATCACCTGCGAGCGCGTGAATGGATGCGCCAGCCAGAGAGCCTTGGCCAGACCGTGCCATGCTGCGTGCAATACCCTTGCAGATAGCGAGGACGTTTGTGGTCGCAACGTCCAACTCGAAGCTGGTTGCCACCGGGATGGCCTCGTTGAACTCGGTCGAATAGTCATAGATGACTGTCGCTCCGTCAGAGTCCAGAAGCAGACCCTGAAGCGCGCCGAGGCGGTGATGCTCGTGGGTCAGTTCCATGTCCGAGCGAATACGCGCCATACGCATATTGTACTCAGCCTGCACACCCTGCAACTCGCTTTCTGAGCCGCTGGCACGGATGCCGTCAAGCTCCCCGGCCATCAGAGTGAAGCGTTTCGCAAGTCGGGTTGTGCGCAAGGAAACCGCATCGCGGCTGTCTTTATCCAGAACATCTGGTGGCGCGCCATCAGCCGAGGTTGGAATCAGTGTGAGACCCCCTTCGGAACGGTCAACAAAGATCGACCGAGTTCGAACCGGCGTGGCTTGGAAGACATTCAGCGACCCAAGAAGTTGGGGCACATAAGGCATTTTCTGCACGAAGCCTGACAAAGATGTCACACTGAATGCAGAGTTGTTAAAGATATCCATCGTGGCCATGATTTAGGCTCCTATTCAGCGGACAATGATACCGACGGCAGCCAGTTCGGCATTCGCGGTGGTGATAGCTGCGGCGTTCGCAGCGGGGTCGTAGGTCAGCTCAGCGCCGTTGACTTCAGCATCGCGCGCAACAACTGTGACTGTAATGTCCTCGCTGTTGCCTGAAACGTTGGCATAAAGAATTGCCGCCGGGGTTTGGGAACCATCAGCTCCAGCTGCAAGCTGAACAATATACTTGCCACTGGCTGTGATCTTGCCGAGAACGGTGCCAGCAACGATTGTTGCATCGGCGCCAACTGTTAGCGTCACCTCGTCGCGCGAGCGCCAATCGTTGGCCTCCGAGACGATGAATCCAGCTTTGCGCACGCCGGTATCTGTGAGAATAGCCATGTCTTATGCCTCCTTTGTCAGGAACGAAGCCCAAGCGTCGCTCGTTTTGTGATTGACGCCGTTCTTGACGGTATCGGCGAAAGTATCTTTTCCTTGAGCGGCATCCTTGGCAGCGGCCTTGAACATGCCAGTCAATTCGGCGTCGGTCGCGTCCTTGACCATGTCCTCGCCGTAGACAGCGGACACAACGGCCTTGCGAAGATCAGCGTCAGAAACGTTTGCCGTTTCGATCTTGTTGTCAACGCTCTTAACGATTGACTCAAGCGCCACTCGATCGGCGATCATCTGAGTCATCTTCTCGGGAGTCATAGCTACGTCTTCCAGCTTTTTCTTATCGGCTTTCAAAGTGCCGACCTCCTCATCCTTGGCCACGATGGCTGCGGTATGAGCAGTTTCCATATCAGCAAGACGCTTTGCAGCATCTGCCTTAAACTTTTCGACTTTCGGTGCATCGGCAACCGCGACTTGCGCGGCCTGATCGCCCAGCACCACAGTGAGCATAGTCATATCGTGATCCTTTACGTTGCTCTTGGGGGGACAGGGCGTAGCGCCCCAGTTGGCCGCACCGTCACCGATGCGGCATTCAGCACCGGCACGCCCTTGTGGGACAATTGCCAAGTGATTAACTTTGATATTCCGTTGGACCGCGTCATAGGCTTCGCCTTCTGGCGTCAGTCCGTCAACAAATTCAAGCTCGCAGGTATAGCCTGCACTAAGCTCGCGGGTGCCGGAATCGATAGCGGCGATGGCATCCGCGTCTTTTACGATCAGGGGCAGCTTGATCTTGTTGCCATCCCAAGTCGCTTCGGTGCTGACCTCGCCCTTGGCCAGTGTGGCCCAGTTGTCTTTGGTGACGCCGCAATTCGGGTGTCCCAGCGTTATAGGGGCATGGCTGAAGGTGGCAAGACTCTTGGGGTTGCGCACTTCGTCTTCAGGTCGCCATACTCGAACCACCTCGCGGTCGGCAATGCCGACCTCTGAGCCTGCATAAAGCTGAATGCCAGTCCGCACAGCAAAAGCCTCGGTGACGATATAGCCGTCTGCCGTCTTGCGCGTTCCAGTCATTGTTGCAGTGTCTGTGAATTGCATATCAGTTATACCTCGTATAACGCCCAGATATCCGCAGCCGTACCGCCAGTGCGGACTTGCAGAGCTAGGATTGGATTATAACCTGCCTGCAGTGGCACGGCGGTACGCGTGGTGCCATCAGGTTGCATCAGGTTTGCCGTTCCGGCAGTGCCTACTAGAAGAGCGTAACAAACCCCACCCGGAAGATCAGCATCAGCCTTCGTTACCGGGGCATATACGGCAGCCGGGGAGGTAGGCGCGGAAACACTTCCGTCCCCGCCGACCAATACCACTGACTCTGGTAGACTATTCGCCATTGTTCAGTACCTTTTTCTGATTGATTCTCGTGTCTTCATCTGTGCTAGAACCTTCATTGTCTGGCACGCCGCCCTCGAAATACTCCTCCACGTCAGCCTCAAGGCCCGGCGCGAGGCCAGACTCTGTGAGCCCGTTCACGATAGCCTTGCTGAGAGCCTCTGGTGGCAGCAGATCCAGCCCGCTGATTGCAACGAACGTCTCAGCGATGAGCTTGCCCGTCTCTGCGCGTTCCTTGGTGGTTGGCTGCCAGAGAGGTCGCCAATTGTAAAATATCTCAGCCGGTCTGCCGCCGAGCGCCGAATAGATCAGGCACTCGTCAAGAATCTGGGTGGCTGGAGTTAGTTCTAAGGTTTGAACGACCTTAACCGAATCATAGTAGCCTCTGGTATCCGAATCGCCGCTGGCATTAAGACCGCTCGGCGACATGCCGAACAGCAGCGTCATGGGGATGGATGCCGCCGCGCTGGTCATCTGCATGAAACGATCCATAATGTCCGGCAGCGTGGCAAAACTGGCCGACTTCTGATCGTAGCTGTCTTCTTTGTCCATAACCAGCGTACCGTTGATTCCCTTGCCAGTAGCGGTAAGGGTGGCACGGTCTAAAACCATTTTCTCAAACGATTGACCACCGCTCCGCAGCCCTTCATTAAACCCACTAATACCCACCACATCAATCTTGGCCTCGAAAATCAAGCTGGCGACATTGGCCACTGTGGCGTCGAGGTTACGAACATCCGTGAGTATCGATTGCAGGATGGGGTCGCCCCAACCACTTGCTTCGCCATAACGTTCGTCAGGTAAATCGTCGCCGATGAGAATAACGAGGCGTGAAGGGTGGATAGGGAATTGCCCGTCCAGCGACATCATGTAATAGAATTTCGGCTTGCCGTACAGTTGCGATCGTGGGTCTGTCTCAAACTCGCCGGCCATTAAGTCTTGACGACTTAAAACTGTGAGGTAGCTAATCCCCCCTCGTCCGATCTTTGTTGGGTCCAGAGGTTCAATTAGATCTTCGTCGCCTGTCCCGATAAAGATAGCGCACCCACCGAACAGACGCGCCCGCTTGCTGGCTTTTATGAGAGCGCCTTGCATGCCCAGCCGGGTTTCCTCGGCCTCAATCGCGCTAATCTGGTCCGCGTCCGCCTGCCATTCACGCCATTCACGCAGGCTGTCCTCAGCAGGCATGTCGATGATTTTCTTGGCGACGGCAGACGTACGATACATCGCCACCAGTTGGCTATCCTCTACCCGCGTAAGCTCGTAAGAGGAACTGAACGCCTTATCACGAGGCGTTCCGAGATTAGCAACGATGTTGCGAAGGCCGTCTAAAAACATCATTAGATTGTGCCTTCCCACGAATTATCGTCTGCCATCATTAAATCGGTTAGGGCCCAAACCAGCGCATCAACGCGGTCAGGGCTGCCCTCGCCCACAAAACCGTCTGGCCCCATGCTGCACATTTGGTCTTCAAGCTCTCCAAACCCGCCGACGTGGCTGATCCGGCCTTGCTCGTATAAAGCGGCAATCGGTTCAGCTCTTACCACTTTACCGCGGCTGGCTGTTACTTCTTTGTAGCTTATGTTTTTATCCACGGTACGAATAACATGCTCGACCATTGCGCCGCCATAATTCCGCTCCGCCACGACGCGATCAGCGCCGAATGTTTTATAGGCGTCCACTGTGCGCCTGCCCCATCCGTCCGGGGATAGCTTGCACGTATAGTCACCCAGCACATAGCCGCGCCCGTCCGTGCCCTTGCCTGCGATCACGATACCGATGCTGTCACCTTCGTCGTCTGCGCCACCAGTGCCGCTTGGGTCAACCCCTACAACAATCCGGCGCATAGTTGGAGCGGCCTCTAATCGTTGTGCGTCCATTTCGTCGCGGCTCCAAAGTGCCCCGACTAAATCTTCAAGCATTTCGGCTTCAAGCTCTTGGCGACCAAGACGCGTTCCGCTGTATCGCTTCTTTAGGTTAGCCAGAAAGACTGCCGGCAGATTGCCGGCGTTATCGAACGTACTGCCGCGAGTAATAATTGTTTTCTGATCTTTTATAATCTCCCGAATAACGGGAATAGGGCGCGGTGTAGTCGTTACCATTACTCGAGGATCATCGCCTGAGCGCATAGTGAACGCCAGCATGTCCCACAGCTCTCGGGCTCTCTTATACTTGGCCAATTCGTCGACTAGTGCTGTATCAAACTGAGGGCCACGCAACTGGTCAGGCTCGGTGCCGTTATAACCTAGCGCCACGGCCCCATTGGGCCACGTCACTTTAACTGGACTAAAGCGGGCCTCCGGTCTTTCGTCTTCCGGGTAAATTGAAAGTAAACGAGGCACCATAACATCGACAAGGTCTTTACTTGTTTCAGCAATTAATGCGATATTCATTGCGCCTTTAGATTGGCGCTTTTTAATCCACTGCACGCCGGCTTCAGTCTTACCAAAACCGCGACCGGCGAGCACTAGCCATACTGACCAAACACCTTCAGGAGCTAACTGGTTTTGTCTCGCCCAGAACTTCCAGTCAAACTCTAATTCGGCGAGGTCTGAATTACTCAGGCTCGCTAGTATCTGCGTCCGCTCCGCTTCTGGAAGCAAGGCTAGCGATCCGGCTACTGATTCGTTCGCGAGCACTTAACTCCTCCGTCTGAATAGGACCGCCACCAATTCCGCTAAATTCTTGGCGCTCGGCAAGCCCGAGGTCGCGACTGATTATGCTTGCATTCAGCAATCCGGCTGCAGCGTTCTCGAATTTCTGTGTGTAGATGATTTGATCGATTAACTCAACTACGTCAGACCACGCGGCGCCTCTATCATCGTAAGTCTTGAGGCGGCTGGCCGGGAGACCAAGAAATGTCGCGAGTCCCTTTCTCGTGTAAGCGCGAACCTTTTCTTTGTCGGCGCGAACGATAGAACCTCTGAATTGGAACATCTGCTCTTCTTGGAGTGGGTGGGTGTCACACCACTCAAAATACTTAACCACCTCAGCAAGAAAGTCTTGTGGAGTAAGGAACTCACGCGGCCGAGAAGCGATTAAATGATGATACTGCATGGTCACGTTTGTGCGCTTTTAATCCACTTTATGGTGTTTCATTGCGCAGCACTTAGGGTTACCCTAAGTTTTCTGTCCTTAACAGGGGGGACCTGACCGCAAGCCCTGCGCCTATAGCCCCCATATGGGGGTACATAATTTGAAAAGGCAAGAGCTATTTTATGAACAAGGGGCGGTTTCTTTAAGAGGTTCAATAAATTTCCATGAAATCGACCAGAATTTGCCTTCGATTACGACGCGAACATTACCTGTTTCAGGGGATACCCGAGTCACCTCGGCGTATTTTTCATTAATCAAAGGTGGCATTACTATCAAAACCATATCTCCGACAGCTGGTAGGACCATGGCTTCTGGTATCTCCAGAGCGGTTATCGGAGTAATGGCGGTCATCTCGGCTACTCGATCTAATAGCCCGGCCAGCTCCTCCTCGGCGCAGTAGGCCAATCCTCCCGAGCCATCGGTCATGGGAGCTAGTCTGAAGTGAGCAGGACACCGTGACCGCAACCAACTATATTCCGACTCCGGACAAAAGACTATCCCGCGTACAAAAATGGACCCATCTACCGCGCGCAGGGGGGACAGGTCCAGATCAAAGTGGGTTAAGGCCCAACTATCCAAAGCACCGGCGTCGTAACAATTACAGATTACTAGGTCAGGCACTACCAGCCCCTCAATTTAGCGAACTTTGCCCACTGGGTACCAGCAGTGGATGGATTGATCCCGGCGTCCGTACAGGCACCCACAGCAACAGCGCGGTCGGCGCGACTTGTAACCAAGCCCTTTTCTACGAGCTCACCAATGATAGCATGAACGCGCCCGGTGGCCCCCGAGGAGGGGGTCGTGGAGGCGCCGAGATTCCCACTGGGGTCAGCAGCCTTCTTCTTGCCCTTAAACCAATCGTCTGGTGTCTTGGTTGTGGTGAGGTGTTCTATGTTGACCTCGAATCCGGCGTCCCATGCAGCAGGTATGTTTTCTTTGGCAAACAGAACCGCCACGAAGCCATGGTCAGGCTCGAATTGCGCCGCGGCCGAATAAACCCCTTGACCGGCGTATTCTTCTTGGCCCCGGTTTGCAGCGGTCTGGGCAAGTGGCTTGTTCGGGTAGTAGGTGCGAGTGTCGCCCTCCTTTTTGAGCTTCTCTTCTTGTGTCCAGTCGTCCATTACTCTACTCCTTTAATCCTCCCTAACCTTAACGGGTAGCAGTCCTACTTTCAACCCCTAAAAAAGCTGCGTGGAGGCTAGAACATTCCGAGCATCGGCGGTGGAGCTCCACTCGGGCGGCTTCTTTGTCAATTACCGTTGCCCTTTCAAAGTTACTCAAGTGGCGCAACCCAGTTTGCAGCTTGACCTGATCGATTGGGCTCTTGTGGATATAGTTGCGCCGCGTCATTTCAGTGGCCAGCGCATCATGCCGCTCTTGCAGAACGGCTGGCTCTAAAAGGTTCCCGTCGAGGTACCCGGTCGCCTTAACCCCTTTAGAGAGACTCCCGATATACATATGCATCTCTACATGCTCCCCCAACAAATGCTTACGACACATTGTTGCCGGATTGACTAACCACATTCTCATCTTCTTGCTCCTTCTGAAGGCGATCTTGACGCATAGTCAATTCTACCCTACTTTGGTAGTACATAGCACGCGCCACTAGATTGGCCTTTGCTCTTTTCCCACCTCTTTTGAAGATGGACGAAATGTAAGGGGCCGACATACCCAAGGCCACCGACGCCGCGCGACGCGATGGAAACTTGACCGAGCCGATCGCGAAGGGTTTAGGAGTTATCCCACCAGTATGGTGTGGAGCCCTCTGACCTAACCCTAGCGTGTCAGTGGTACCCCTCTGGGCCGCCGAATAGACCGTGGCTTTGGCGACCCCTAGAGCCTCGGCAGCGGTCGCGCAGTCGGGGTAGATCACCCCGCGCACCTCGACCTGCATCTTTGCGCGACTTACTTTGTATCGAGGCATCAGTCCATCCTCGTCACTGCAAATCCACCATTGGCGGCTACAACGACCACGAAGTCGCAATCAAAAACCATAACCAGCTCCTCCCCGATCTGAGCGCGACTAATCTCGTGCAACGCTGGATCGACGGGGTAGTTCAAGACAGACTTTCCGGCTACGCTGCTACAAGTCAAACGGAAACCGGGCATGGGGCGCCATCCGCCGCCGTGGGCGTAGCCGCTTTCGATTTGCTCGTGGACCGGGCGGGGGTCGCGATCAGTAATAATCTCAGGGATCAGTCCGATCAACATTGGGTTGCTAAACTCTGTCATTTGCTTACTTCCTTATTTGGTGGGTTTGAACGGGGTTGACATAGAAGCCAATGCCAACCCCTTAAAATTTAGATGCGACTGGTGAGGCGTCGTCCCTGTGATTTGTAGCCTTCTTTTCCGGCGCAACCGCACCGACTTACAGGCGCATGGCTTCCTCCATTGTTTGATCCACTGGCTGGGTATCCGCGTAACCAGTGACTATTCCGCACGGTCGGAAACTGTGTAGCCATCAGGGTCTCCGGTTACTTGGTGGGTTTGAACAAAGCGCCGATAGTTCGGCCTGTGATCTTGCCAGCGAGGCGACGGCCAATCCGCTTGGGGATGGCCGTGCTGGGTTTCTTATGCGTGGCGGCCTGCACATCGCCGAGGATCTTGGCGAGGGCGTACAGCTTGCTGCGGAATTTGCTGATGGTCATAGTATGTACTCCTTTACTAATTCAACAGAGACCATCGAGGCGTAGCTCGCACAGCGGTCAATTGCTTTCAATGCTTTCTTGATTGTATTGTAATTAGCAAATAACATTCTCTTGCCATCTTTGCCTGTCGTCCATACTGTATATGTCATTTTCTTATTTCCTTGCTTGCGTTTCTATACATTTAATTATACCCTTAAACATAACTAGCATCAACCCCTATTTTGCGTAAACCTGCACATACCTCTGAAACCACAGCTTTGCTTGAGGTAACTCAAGGTCCACAATCACTTCAAAGAGATCCCAAGCAGCAGTCAGCTCATTATGCATGGCCACCGTGGTTAGGACACGCGCCCTCCATGGCTGTCGGTTGCGCCTATGGATCAGAAACGGCGTCTTACCCGTCTTGGCGGCTGCCCGGCAGACTTGCACCCACCACTGGTTGATTCCTGCTGAGGTACTTTGTTCTACTCTTTTTACTTCTACTTCCAAGCCGTGGACCCCGTCAATGTCAGCCCCGCCCTCTCGTACTTGAAGTAAATTTCTAGACAACACTAAAGGCACGTCCACTTCTTTGGCCCATATAGTCAAAAGAGCAATTACTTCGTACTCGCCAGCCATACCTTTGGCGCGCGGTGACTTAATTACCATTTAGGTGTTCCAACGTGTGTTGTTATTTTGTTCTGTAGGAGTTGCCCAGCGGCAGTTGGTTGGAGTATAGTCACCATTATTATTAACTCGATCTATCGAGTAATAGGCGTTCTCTCCTAGCCAGTTGGGTGGGTCTGGTGGTCGGCGCCCCATGTCTTGTATAAAGGTTTCAAAAGAATACCACTCACGCGCAACAGCTATTCCGCGCCCCTTATAGTGGGCAGTACCATTTGGACCACACCGCCACAGCATATTAGACCATATACCGTACTCAGGCCAATTACTTTTTCCATGGGTTCTACGCTTTGTAGCTGAGCATGTAGCGCAAGATTTATTTGACTTACTTAAAAGCCCCGCGGTCTGGACGCGTCCGATATATCCGCACTCACAAACACAAACGCGGTAATACAAGTCTACTACCTCTAGTACCGTCCAAAGGTTATGTTTTGTACCCACACCGGCCTTATGGTAACTGCACCTTCCACAACTTTTAGCTTTGCAAAGAGCGTCAACGCGCATAACTTTAACACCGCCGCAATCACAGCGGACGTGGTAGTATTTTATCCAGTTTGAGTTGATGTGTGAGAAACCAATAACTTCTAAGACCCCAATACGATCACCAGTCTCTAGCACAGTTAACCCCTTTCTAAAATATACTTTCCCACCATAATATAATTAAAGGTGGGTAGCAACTGTTATTTTAAGACCCCGCATATCTGAACAACCCCGACTTCGTTGTGTAGAACTATCTCGGCCTCCGTGCCGTGGTCCCAGTTACGCAGTTGCGGGTATACCTCTGCGACTTTATGGGCTAGGCGCAGCGGGGAGACCATTCGCATCCGGCAGTCCTTTAAGCGCTGTTCGGTCTGCTCGCTCTGTGAGGCGTTGAAGTCTGACAAGAACCCTCGAAGGGCGATTGCCCCATCCAGAGGCTCTTTTCCTGCGGCCACCGATCTCAGGATCGACTCCCGTCCAAACATCCGCCATCTGCCGTCTGCCACGAATACGACCCCTGCAGCCTCGCATAGCTGTTGGAGTCTAACTATCTTTACGTCGTCGGGTTCAATCCAGATACTGGTTATTGGATCGTCAGACTCATATGTTCGGCTAAACCCTAGAATACTATGCAGCCTTATCCTCTCATAACATCTAATCCCAAACTTCCAGCTAGCGGCATGTATCACCTATATTTCCTTCTACTAGATTGAATCTTTCGATTTTTTATATTCTCCCCCACCTTTCCCCCCACTGTTTCCCCCTCCCCCTCCCCCCCTCTTATATATATATAAACTAACAATAAATAGGGTAGGTGGGGGGTGGGGGGTTTGCGTTCCCGGCTTACCCCGTAAATATGCCTGTGCAAAGGCCCGGTCACATCACCCCTACCATGCCCCCACCCGACCCAAAATTCGCTCCCGGCCTCCAAAACCCCCTTAACTGCAATTTTATCAATGTTATCAATTACTTAACCTTAGGGGGGTGGGTGGGGGAGGATTTTTCCGCCTTTTTATTATCCAATGTTTTCAATAGGGTTAAAGGGGGGT